ATGGATTAGCGCACAGGGTCGAGTGCTCGGTATTACAGATGATGAGTTACGCCCTGCTTTTGCTGGCCTCGTTCGTGCTACAGGCTCAGTTACAGAGGCGCAAAAATTATCGGCTCAGGCATTTGACCTCGCTGCCCAAAAAGGTTTGCCATTACAGACCGTTACAAAAGCGCTCGAAAAAGCATATGGGGGCAACCTCACAGCCTTAGCCAAGTTGGCACCCGAGTACCGTCAGATGATCAAGGACGGCGCATCGTTTGAGGATGTCATGTATGCCATCGGTACGGCAACAAACAATGCTGCAACTGTCGCAGCAAACACTGCTGAGGGCAAGTTCAAGCGCTTCCAGATTGCAATGAAAGAAACAAAAGAATCAGTAGGCCAGGTTGTTACGCCAATCATGGAAATGATGCTGCCAACGCTTCAACGCCTTGGTGATTTAGCACAGAAAAACTCAACAGCGTTTGCCGTTGTTGCAGGTGTAATTGGTGCTTTGGCTTTGTCTGTGTTGGCAATAAATGCAGCAATGAAAGTGCAAACTGCATACACCATTGCAGCGAGCGCTGCTAAAGCGATTTATGCTGCAGTGACCGGCACAGCTACTGCAGCAATAGTGGCTGAGGCTGGAGCAACCACTGCAGCTGCTACGGCACAGACAGGGTTGAATGTTGCTCTTGCAGCTAACCCTATTGGGCTTATGGTTATTGCTATTGCGGCATTGATTGCTGGTGTTGTTATTGCCTACAAAAAGTTTGAGAGCTTTAGAAACATTATTGACAGCATTTTCGATGTAATCCAGACAGTAGTTAGCACCAGCCTCGGCGTGATAAAGAGCTACTTCAGTGCGCTACTTGGTTTCTACAAGGGCATTTTCAATGGCATCGCGTCACTGTGGAACAACACGGTAGGCAAGCTTTCGTTCAAGGTTCCTAGCTGGGTGCCTGGCCTCGGTGGGAAAGGCTTTGATGTTCCTAATATCCCAATGCTTGCTGAGGGTGGCATCGTCAATACGCCAGGTGGAATGCTGGCCATGATCGGTGAGCGCGGGCCCGAGGCTGTAATCCCATTAGACCGCATGGGCCAGATGGGTGGTGGGATGAATATCACAGTGAACGCTGGACTTGTAAGTACACCCGACCAAGTAGGTCAGGACATTATTGCCGCTATCCAAAAAGCACAGCGCCGTAGCGGTCAGGTGTTTGCCTCGGTATGAGTGTCCCTACTATGCAGGTGCTGGTGGGCTTTCAGAGCACCACTGGCTTTGGCACACCGTTCCAATTAAACGATGCTTTCTATGGTGTGTTAAATACTGCAGGTCGTGGCACTTTAGGTGGTGTCACTTTTGTTGATCTCACCAGCCTTGTTGAGTCCGTCAATATCACTCGTGGGCGCTCACGCCAGTTAGACCAATTCAACGCTGGCACAGCCACCATTGCTTTTGACAATGCCAGTCAAATACTCAACCCAAGTAACACAGCCAGCCCTTACTACCCGTTTGTATTGCCACGATGCCCCGTGCAGATACTGGCTAACGGCATACCCATTTACACCGGGTTAATTACTGACTGGAACCTTGACTACGACATAAGCAATCAAGACATGATGTATGCCTCGTGTTCTGATCAGTTCACAGTGCTCGCTAACCAAGCTCTCAACGCTGTCACGCCATCAGCGCAAGCGACAGGTGCACGCATAAATACTGTGCTGGACTTGCCAGAAATTAACTATCAAGGCGCTCGAGCCATTGACACAGGGTCATCTACTCTCGGTGCATACGCCATCAGCCAAGACACAAACTGCCTGAACTATCTGCAGCTAATTAACACCAGCGAGCAGGGCTATCTGTTTATGAGCGCTGCAGGCACCCTTACTTTTAAGGGTAGGTCTAGCGTGCTCAACCCTGTTGCTGGGGCCACGTTTAACACTGACGGTACAGGCTTGCCTTATCAGACTCTTGTAAACCAATTCGGTGATGAGTTGCTATACAACTACATCATTACGCAATCACCAGCTGGGGCTGTGCAAACAACCAGCGATGCCAACAGCATTGCCCTGTACCAAGCCCAGCAATATGCGCTAACTAATTTGCTGAACAGCACCACAACCGAAGTGGCTGGCCTTGGCAATTATCTGCTAGGTAAATACAAAAACCCAGTACTGAGGTTTACAGGGCTATCTACGCAAATGTCTGCATTGTCGGCTGCTAATCAGAACATTGTTTTAAGCCTTGACATGACCAGTATTGCCACAGTGGTTAAAAACTTTGTGGTAGGAACCCCAGCGACAGAGACACAGACCCTGATTGTGTCTGGCATTGCCCACAACATCACCCCGGGCAGTCATATTGTTTCGTACACTTTTGAGTCCACAGACGGCAACGCCTATTTCACCCTGAACGATGCCATTTTCGGTACTCTTTCAACTACTAACCTTTTAAGTTTCTAAAGGAGACAAAATGCCAGCAAATACAACTTTCGTTTCAGGGGCAATCCTGACGGCAGCACAGATGAATAACTTGCCTTGGGGCATTGTCGATGCCACCGCTGGCGGTACTTCAAGTCGTGGCTTTGTAAACAGGACTACTAGCCAAACTCTTACAACTACAGAAACCGACATCACTTCAGCAACGGTGACATGGACAGCAGTGACAGGCAGGCTTTACCGCGTGTATTTTTCAGTGCGTGCTTCCAATGGCGGAACAGCGCAAAACATCTTTTTCAGAATTACAAACGGCTCAAATACTGGTGTTTGTAATACGGCTACAACTTGCGCCGTTTCTGCAGAGTATCAAGTAAACGGCTTTGCCATGCTCACGGGTTTAACTGGAAGTCAGACTTACAAATTGCGCGGTTTTACACAATCAGCAACCGCAACTTTGACAGGCGATGCAAATACTCCTATTAGTTTTGTTGTTGAAGATGTAGGCCCATCAGCATGATCAAACGACTAGCCCTGCTTAGTCTGCTCACCATCACCCTCACAGCCTGTGCAGACCGAACACGAGTCAACTGCGAACGCACCAAAAACAAAGCACTCACAGGCGTAGTCACACCCGAAAACAACCTCGGAGCAAAATGCGAATGAAACCAGACCACAGACACAGCAACGAAGAAATCAAAGCACGCATCGTCATGATCGTGGCCATCGGACTTACGCTCTCATTTGTAGGGTCAGTATTTACAATTCTCTACGGACTGCTATTCGTTTCCCAACCTGAAAAAATGGCTGAACTAGACGCACAACAAATCAACATTCTCAGCAGTATGTTGCTCACTCTCTCAGGTGGCCTCATCGGACTACTTGCAGGCAACGGCTTGAAAGACAAACCAAAAGACCCACCAGCACCATGACACGCAAATACCCCTACTATCCAGTCACCGAACCAGGCAAAGGCAAACTGGCAGGCACCGAGAAGTTTATGGATTTATGCAAAAGGCGTTATCCATCATTTACCAATCTGGGCACTTGGGTAGTGCGCAATATGCGCGGCAAAAAAACCTTAAGTGTGCACTCACTTGGCGTTGCCGGTGATGTTGGCTATCCACCGACACGCGCAGGCCGTGCAGATGCTAAAGAGCTGTGGGACTGGCTTATTGAACATTCCGAGGCCATTGGTTTAGTAGAGCTGCATGACTACAAGTACGGCGAGCATGGCAGGGCCTATCGCTGTAGCCGTGGCGAAGGCGTAAAGGGCGTAAAGGTCTATGCCAACGCTGAGGAGTCAGCAGGCACAGGTGGTTGCTGGTTGCACTTCGAGCTTGAGATGGACATGGCCACAGACGCTAAAGCCCTTGAAGCAGCCTGGCGAGCCTTGCCAAAACCAGTGAAACCGTAGGTATCCACCAATAGCAATTTGTTTTTGCTATGGTAAAAAAACCAACTACAAGAGGGAGCACCGACATGCTTTTTGATGATTTACCGTTATTCCGTGATTGCGACCCAATTACGAGCAAAAAAGGTGGCAAGGCCGTAGCGCCACGCAGAGCCTCTCAGGCGATGCTTTTGCTGTCTTACTACCAATACGACACATTGACCGATGAACAGGCTGGTATGGCCTCTGGACTGGCTCTGAAGCCACGCTGTTGCTATTGGAAGCGCTGCAGTGAACTAAGGGCACTTGGCTACATACGAGACACAGGAAAAACACGCATCTCAACAGCAGGCTCACCAATGATGGTGTGCGAAATCACCCATTTAGGCAAGATGGCACTGTTATGAGCACAGATGCTGTTTTCTGGTGGTCGAGCCTTTTTGGCTTTGGTATGGGCATAGGCCTAACCTGCATACTCCTAGCCTGGTGGAACCACCGGTGAGCGAAAAGCCAAAGGTGTACACCTACATACCGTTAGTATCGGCTAACAGAAAATTACTAGTCCAGGTGTTTTTAGACCCTGAAACAAATCTGATCGTGCAGGCCCAAGTGGCCACCAGGTATGAAACCTGGGGTGCGTGGGGATTGCCTACCGAGGTTTTT